CCAATGCGCAAAAAATCCCAGGTTTTAACGTCGAAATTTCAGGCTTAATCGTGGGTTTTCGCGGTCCGCTCCCCAAATCGCCGGTTGAGCGCCAGTACGAAGGCGAAGCTGCGCATCGGCCTCTGCCGTCCGCTCGTGCGGCGGTTCGCTTCGGCATCCCGGAGCGCCCAAAGGGGATGCTCGCGGCGGCCCGGCGTTTCTGGACGTTCTATGTCGAGCAGATGCTGCTTCAGGGAACCTTGCGCCCGATTGACGGGCCATGCCTGGAGATGATCTGCAACCTGCACGCCGATCTCAAACAACTGGAGCGCGAGAAGCGCAAGTTGATCCGCCAGAACAAAGCCGCGGCGAAGACGGAGAATCGCGTGATGCAGGGCGGGGCGCTCCTGGAGTTCGAGGTCTCGACCGCTGGCCGCCGGCTGCAAGCCACCATCGCTTCCAAAAGCTCCGCGCTCAAGCAGCTCTGCGACCGCTACGGCCTCAACCCGATGTCCGGCGGCCGGTTGCAAACCCTCGACAACTCCGTCCCGATGCCCCAACACTCCCAAGCCCATGAACCGGCGAGCGAACTTGAACAGCGCATCCAGTAAGCAACTTGCGCTGCCCTTTGGCGGCATCGGCGGCCTGTTGCCGTTCGCGGTGCGCCGTGCTTCGCTCCAGCTCGCCGCCCGCCGGCAGTTGCTGGCCCTCGAACTGGCTCCTGGCCTAGCTAGCCAGCAGTACCTCGAAGACGTGGCGCTGTTGCGGCACATGCGCCGCTGCGCGCGCAAGCAAGGCAACGCGGCGGCCTTTGCGGCGACTCCCGATGGACGGAGGGCGCACGCGATCATTCATTCCCTGGTGACCCGGATTGCAGCGGAGCAGATACAACTGTGTGGTTGACCCTGGCGCTTCTCTTGGCATCGATTCCCGGCAGTCTGCCGTCGCGGGCCTGCCCCGTGGAGCGGAGCGTTGTGGTTGACTATCGCCCGGAGTGGTGCGCGTACTGCGGGTCGCTCACCTGGTGCGAGCTGCGGTCGAATGCCAAGCGTCAGTGTCGCGCCTGCAAGGTCGAGCGGTTCTTTAACTTGGTGCTCTATCCGCCGCTCGACTACCAGTTGATCGGTTGGACGCGCAAGGTATTGCGCGACATCTACGGCACGGTGCGGCCGGAAGACGGCAAGCGCCGGTACCGCAGCGCCTTTATCGAAGTCGCAAAAAAGAACGGTAAGAGTTTCCTGATCGGTGGCCTCCCGATCTACTACCTGCTCATGGAAGAGGATCGCAGCCCGGAGGCTTATGGCGGCGCGGCGGCCAAGGACCAGGCGGGGCTCGTGTTCAAATCGGCGGCGCTCCTGGTGAACTCGAATCCCGAGCTGCAATCTAAACTCAAGGTCCTGAAGTCCACCAAACGTATTGTGCGGCGGGACGGTGGTGGCTTTTACGTGGTCCTGTCCGCTGATGGCGATATCCAGGATGGAATTGAGCCGGGGCTCTCCATTCGTGACGAAGTGCATCGTTGGAAAACGGCGCGCGCCGAGACGCTGCGCGATGTGATGACGAAGGGGCAAATCTCGCGCGATGAACCGCTCGACATTGCGATCACCACGGCGGGCGCGGAATATGAATCGCCCTTGTGGCTCGAAGAGTACGAACACGCCAAGCTGGTCTTCGAAGGCGCGATTCAGGACCCGACGCTCTACGTTGCGATCTACGAGCCGGACCTGAAGCGGCTGAACGCGGACCCGGATTACTGGAAATCCCGCGAGGCGCGCGTAGCGGCGAATCCGAGTCACGAAGACAACGGCGGCTTCCTGAAGGACACGGCCCTGGTGGTCGAGATGAACAAGGCGTTCGCAAATCCGCGGGCGAAGTCCAAGTACTTCCGCTACCACCTGAACGTTCCGGTGAAATCCCTGGAAGATCCCGTCATCGAGATGACGAAGTGGCAGGAATGCGGCGGTGGCATCGATCTGCGCGCCTGGGATTCCTACGATCTGGATCGGTTGATTGAGGAATGGAGACTTGCCAATCAACCTTGCTATGTGGGAGTCGATGCCTCCTGGACTACCGATCTCACGGCGGCAGTAGTCTTGTTTCCGCCTTTCGAGGGTGTTGCGGAGTGGACGTGGCTTCCCTTTTTCTGGATGCCGGAACAGCGAGTTGAGCACCTGGAACACGTCTGCCGCGTGCCGTTCTCGAACTGGGTAGCGCGGGGATTCATCACGGCGACACCGGGCGGCGCCATCGACTTGCAGGCGGTGAAAGATCGGATTCTCTGGGCGCGGGATCGCTTCACGCTGGTTGAGGTTCCCTTTGACCGGATGAACTTCCGCGTGGAAGGAATCGCGCTCAAGGAAAAAGAAAGCATCGAGACCGTGGAGGTTCCACAGAACTTCCTGGGACTGAGCGCGGCGACGAAGTTCCTGCTGAGCACCTATGGCGAGAAACAGGTGCGGCACGGCAATAACCCGGTCTACAACTGGATGGCGGCGTGTTTGCAGTTGCAGTACGACCACAAAGACAATTGCCAGCCGGTTAAGCCGGAGCGGATGCGTTCCGCCAAGCGCATCGACGGAATGCAGGCGACGGTAACCGGCCTGAGCCGCGCCATGCTGGCGGTTCCGCAAATGGCTGGTCCAATCGAGGTCTGGTAGATGGCGCTTCAGACAGGTCTCTTTTCCGAGCTGCTCGCCGAAGAGCGTCAGGCGCTGGCCTTGGAGCGGCGCAGCAGCTTAGAGAATCCACAGACCCCGCTCTCCTACCCGGCGGAGTGGCTACTCGATATCTTTAACGGCGGCCGGACGGATTCCGGTATCCGGGTTTCGGAGATGACCGCTTTCCAGGTGGTCACCTTCCTGGCCTGCGTCGATATCATCGCTGGAAAATCCTCCTCACTCTCCTGGCACGTGTTCGAGCAAATGCCGGGAAAGAACGGCCGCGCGATTCACCGCATCGCTTACGAGCATGACTACTACGATTTGTGCCATGCCGAACCGAACGAAGAGATGAGCTGGCAGACGTTCCTGAAGGCGTATCTGTGCCACGCCCTGGCTTGGGGCGCGGGATATGCGGAGATCCAGCGGGACGCGTCGAATCGCGCCGTAGCTTTCTGGCCGCGCAACCCCGCCAAGACCCGGCCGATCCGACTTGTGCGGTCGGTGCGGCTGGAGGAAGAGCCTTGGCGTCCGTTCCCGGTGACGATTCCCGCCGGCCACCTGGCGTTCCAGACTACCGATGGAATCGACGAGCAGGACGGATCGGAAACTGGAGCGCATTCCGGCAAGCCCGCGCGGCTGATTCCGATGGCCGATTGCTTGCATGTTCCAGGGCTTTCGTTCGACGGCCGGATCGGGCAGTCGGTGGTGTGGCTGGCGCGGAACACGCTGGGTCAGATTCTGGCGATGGAGAAATTCGGCTCCAAGTATTTCGCCAACTTCGCGAAACCCGGCGGCATTCTGGAGCAGCCCGTGGGATTGCAGGCCGCCGACAAGGAGCAGTCGAAGCGCTCCTGGCAGGAAGCGCAGGGCGGCGAGAACGCGCACCGGGTTGCGATGCTGCCTCCCGGCTGGAAGTTCACGCCGATCTCTCACAATCCGCAAGAGGCGATGACGGAGCCGATGCGCGTGTTCCTGCGTTCGGATATGGCGGCGGTCTTTCACGTTCCCGGCCGGATGGTGGGCGACACCTCGACCAAGACGCGAGGGAGCACGGAGCAGGAAAACCAGGAACTGCTCGACTTCGCGTTGATGCCCTGGATACACGCGATCCGCCTGGAGTTCAAGCGCAAACTGTTTCCGCATTCCGGGCTGGGACGCAAGCCCAAGAATCCATTCTTTCTGGACTGTGACACGTGGGATCTGGTTCGTGGTGACGCTGCCAGCCGGGAAAAATATTACGCCTCGGGCCGTCAGTGGGGCTACCTGAACGCGAACGACGTGCGGTCGAGGGAGAAGCTGAATCCCATCGAGGAAGACTGGGCGGAGCAGTACTGGATGCCGGTCAACATGACCCTGACGACGACGCCCATCGATCCGACGCATCAGGATGGCGGCGGCGAAGGCGATTTGCCGAACGAAGAGCCGGTGACGCGCGCCTATTCCCGGCTGTTTCGGGATGCTTATGGACGCCTTCTGACTCGCGAGAGGCGGGATTTGCACGCCTTAACCGGCTGTTTCGGGCCGATTCTTTATGCATTCCGCGATCAATTTGGAGCTGCAGCATCGCAGGAAATGCGGATACAGGCGGTTCCCGGAGTTGAATCGGAACGCTTTGTTGCTGAGTATCTATCTGGCCTGGAGAAGCGGGCGGCTGGTTGGACCCTGGAAGCGGCGGAAGAAATCTGCCATCAGGAATTATTGCGGGCCGCGCGTGCGGTGCGCCTCTCGGTCTACCGCGAAATCGCGGGCGAGAAGGCCAAAAAGCCGGTTTTGATCGGCTGAGAGAGAGGAAGTTATGAAGGGATCGCCGGAAGTCATCAAGAGCTTGCAGGGTGGCGTTGCTCTGGAGGCGCACCTGAACGAACAGTACCGCTCGGACCGGGATAGCTTGAAGCACGCGGGCATCAAAAAGGCAGCGGGTAAGATCAAGGGATTCGCCCACCAGGCGCACTTGTGGCGCTCTATGATCCGCAAGCAACTCCTGTTCGAAACCTCGGACGGGACCACCGTGGAAGCGGGCGCGACGGCCTTTTCAATTCCCGTGATCGCGGACCGTCCCACGCTCACCCAACTCTTCCAGGGAGAACTGGTGGAGAATCAGGCGATCTGTGCGCAGTACGAGCGGAACATCCCGATCGCCATGGCCGCGCTCGACGACGAAACGCGCAATCTGTGGGAACACCTGATTAAGTGGCACCACGGACACATCCGCTGGATCGAAGCGCAATTGCGCGCCATTGCCAGTTACGCCAGCGGGGAAAGCGATTACCGGACCACGCAGGTCTAGGAGGTTTATTATGGGGCTCCGATTTGAAACGCGATTATTGCAAGCGTCTGCAAAACGGGGGACGCTGGAGGTCCGTTCCCTCAAGGTACGGGAACTGCGCGCCGAGAAGCGCGGCGACGAAACCTGCCTCACCGGCTATGCGGCCAACTACAACACTCTAAGTGAAGACCTCGGCGGCTGGCGGGAGCGGATCGTTCCCGGTGCGTTCGCCCGGGCACTGGCGGAAGGGCAGGATATCCGGCACTTGCAAAACCACGATCCCAACTTTGTGTTGGGTCGCACCGCCTCGGGCACCACGGTGCTGCGCGAGGACGCCAAGGGTCTGGCTTTTGAAACCCGACTGGGAAACCGCAGCTACGAGCGCGACCTGGCGGAATCGGTTGCCCGTGGTGACGTGGATGAAATGAGTTTCGGCTTTATCTGCCGCCGCGAGACGTGGGTCGAAGAGCGGGATGCGGATACGAAACAGAAAATCGATGTGCGCGAGTTGCGCGATGTGGACCTGCTCGATATCAGTACCGTGACCTATCCGGCCTACCCGAGTACTTCCTGCACCCAGCAAGTGGGACTCGATTCCCGCGCGCTGTTTCCCGAAGGCGCTCCGGTCGAACTGCGCGCCCGCGTGCAGCGTGCCACGGCTCCGAATTCTCCCGTGGAGCGGCCCGCGATCATCGACCGCTTTTTCGCGGCCTGCGAAGCGCGCGGCAACCGCCGTCATGCGGAGCTGCGCTCGGCATTGGGCAATGAGGGCGTGCTCGAACTCTATGTCTACGATGACATCGGCGAGTCCTGGTTTAGTTATGGAATTACGGCGAAAGACGTCAAGGCGGCGCTTGATGGCGCAGCGGCTCCCTACGCTACCATCCGGCTCTGCATCAACTCAATGGGCGGCGATGCGAA